GCTCATGCCGCCGCCGTTGGCAGCGTTGGTGATCAGCTGCGACGAACCCGAGGGGATGCGGGCCTGCAGACCGTCAAACTCGTTGACGTTGCTGGTGGAATCGCCTTTGATCAGGGTCTTCTCCAGCTTGAGGCGGGCAGCCTTGACCTTCATCGCCACCTGGGCGGTGCGGATCTCTTGGCCTTGCATGGCCTCCAGAGCCAGGTCAATGTCAACGTCACCACCGAAGATTTTGAGCGCTTCGGATTGGGGGTTGATGATGCCGGTGCTCTCGCTGTAGGCCTCGTTCACACCACGAAAGCCGATCCCAGGGAGGGTCTGCTCTTGGTTGTAGTGGATGCCGGTGCCGGTGACGGACAGCTGGGGCATAGCTGCATAGAGCTTGCCTTCGCGGAAGATTTCAACGATGCCCTCTTTGAGGGTGTTTTGCCGGCCGAGTTTGCCGGACTCAAGGGTAGTGAGTGCCACGGGTCAAAAGGGTTGAGGTGGTTGATGTCCTTGGCATCGCACCATCAGACATGAATGGGCTGGGCGTCATCGGCATCGCGCCATCTGACAGGGCCCCACGTCGCGTGTGAGCCGTGCTTTCAGTTGCCGTGGCCTTGAATAATGTGTATGGCGTCGCTCAAAACAGAGTTAGACGGCCTGCTCTTGATTGTTTAAAGTCCAGGCCTGGGCCGCTTCATCCCAGTCATAGAGCTGCCCATCATCGGGGCAAGGGATAGGTGGCTGCCAGTTGCAAGTGGCAGTGTCCAACGTCCAACTCGGGAAAGGCTGCGGTGGGATGAAGGCGTCTAAGGTTGGATCGTAGGTGTAGCCGATGCCGGCGTAGCGCTTGCGAATGTTGCCGTTGTAGCTGGTCTGCAGCCAGCGAGTGTCAGCACCAAACAGTTGCTGACAGAACGCAATGCCGACTGCTTCAGACTCGTTGCCGGCGTCATCCAGGCAATCGGGGTTGCCAACAACAATCACGCGGATGACGTTGTTGCTTGAGTCGAGTTCTGCAAAATGTGCCATTGGTTTTAGAAAGTGATACTGCCGGAGCCCGTGAAATAGTAGACGCGATAGCCGCTGCGAGACGGTTCTGAATAGGTCCCGGTGATTGATGCCGGAGCTGCAAATGTATCGGGGTAGGCAATCACAACAATGCCTGACCCCCCGGAGCCACCTGGACCTCCACTGACAGACCCACCACCTCCGCCCCCTGTTTGAGGGGAGCCACTCTGCGCATTGCCTCCTGTCCCGCCATCGCCACCGCCGCCACTTCCGCCAGATCCTCCAACGCCGCCGAAGGCCGCGAAGCCCATGCCCCCGCCGCCGCCGGCGAAAGTATTGGAACTTCCTGTAATTGAAGACGAAGCCCCAGATCCACCGTTGCCGCCATTGTTGCCGTTATTGCTCGACCCACCACTTCCAGCGCCGCCTCCGCCGCCCGCTGCAATTCCGTTGCCAGATCCTCCGTTGTTACCTTCTCCGGCAGTGCCACTGCCGCCACCGCCACTTGCAGCGCCACCGCCTGATCCGCCACTGCCACCGTTGCCATTACCGCCACCAGTTGATGTGACTGAAGAAAAAACAGAACTGTTTCCTTGAGTACCGCTGCCTCCACCGCCGCCAATAGTAATTGTGTACGAGGTCCCGGCTGTGACAGAAAAAGATGACGAGGTTCGCATCCCACCAGCACCACCTCCTCCTCCTCCTCTGGTTGCAATAGCACCTTGATTGGCACCACCGCCGCCGCCAGCGAGAACCAAATACTCAACACTTGTTGGCGGGCTCGGCGCTGCTGCGCCATAGCTCAACAGCAAGGCTTGCGAACAAATAGACATCAGCTTAACCCCGAACCTGAGATCACAAACGTATTTGATGCAACGCACAGTACTGTCGCCAGTCCGTATTGCGCCAGTGTGCGGTTGCCTGTATTGGCAGTACCAGCCTGCCTGACAGTTGTTGATGATCCCTGTGTGATCGTTTGGCTGCTGCCGCTGTTGTTAAAAATTGAAACCACGTCACCAGTGCTAAATACGCCTGACGGAATGGTCACGCCGCCTGTTGTAATGCTGATGTGTTTGCCCGTGTCGGTTGCGATTAGTGTATAACCTGATGTCTTGCTGTTTTGCGGCAAAGTGCGCAAGCTGCCTGCGGAGTCGCTGATCACGCCAGCTGAAAAATTGCCTGATGCGTCTCTGGCGACAATGGCGTTTGCCGTGTTGCTACTGGTTGCTGTCGTGGCACTGTTGCTGACTTTGCCAGCCGTGCTGATCGTGTCCAGTTTGGTGTCGGCAATCAAGCCCGCCAGCATCGTGTTGGTGACAGATCCGGTGTCGCCGGTCGTGACCACCGAGCCGGTCACAGCCGGGAACGTAAGCGTGTTGGTGCCGGCCACCGCTGCCGGCTGAATCGTGATGGTGCCGCTGGTTGAACCTGGAAGCGCCACGCTGCTGATGCCCGTCAACGCTTGAGTGTCTGAACTGCGGTTCAGCGCGATCAACGTTGTGCCTAAGAAGAGGCTACTATTGCCCAACACGCCGCCCGGAATGGTGCCGCTCAAATTGCCAGCGGTGAGCGATGTCAGCGATGCGCCTGAGCCGCTGAAACCTGTCGCCGTGATGATGCCAGCGGTGAAATTGCCCAAAGCGTCGCGGGCGACGATTGCGTTGGCGGTGTTGGCGTCAGTTGCTGTCGTTGCCGAGTTGGCCACCTTGCCTGCGGTGCTGATCGTGGCGAGTTTGGTGTCAACGATTGCCGCAGCAGCGCCAATGTCTGCGTTGACGATGGATCCCGTCAGGCTGAGCTTGCTGTAAGCAATGGCGGCTGATGCATTGACATCCGCGTTGACGATAGTGCCATCAACAATTGCGGCGGCAGGCGCATACTCCAAGCTATTCCAAGCACTGCTACCATCCCCATATTTAACCTTTCTTGTGTCTGTTTCGTAGCCAGGCTCGCCCTGCGTCAGCACAGGATTAACTGATGCCCAGTTGGCAGCAGTGTCGCGACGAAGCTGAATCCGAACAGACATTAGGCTGCGCCTCCATCAAGCAAAGTCAATGCGTTTGTTGTGAACACGCTTGCAGCGCTGCCACCATCAAGTTCGTTGAGACTTCCACCACCACCACCTGTGCCAATCTCCACCATGGAGCCGGCAGCGTTCTTGATGTACAGCTTGCCGGCGCTCTTGTCCCAGGCCGGTTCGGCCACATCGAAGTCACCTGCCGCTGGGGTGGTGGTGCCTTGGCGAATCAGGATTTTGGCTAGACGCGGCACTAGAAATCACCCCCGTCGATTGTTGAGCTGGGGCTCAGGTAATCGGTGCCGGCCACCGCTGCGGTGAACGCGCTGGTGCCGTTGCCCTTGACCAGCCCGGTCAACGTGGTCGCGCCAGTGCCGCCGTAGGCCACCGCGACCGTGGTGCCCTGCCAAGTGCCAGTGCCGATGGTGCCAACGCTGGTCAGGCTGCTGCTGGTAACGCCCGAGCCCAGGGCGCTGCCGCTGAGCACCTGCGTGCCGTTGACATAGAACGCCTTCCCGCTGGCCAGGTTGACGTGTTCAGAGCTGGTCCAAGCATCGGTGGCATCCACCCACAGCCAGGTCTTATCCGTCGCTCCCTTGAGCACCAGGCCGCCGCCATCGGCGGTGGAATCGTCCGGGCTGGCCACGCTGCCCAGCTCGAACGTCTTGTCATCCACCGACACCGTGGTGGAGTTGATGGTTGTGGTGGTGCCGTTGACCGTCAGGTTGCCGCTAACCGTCAGGTTCCCGCCGACCGTGCCACCTGCCAGGGCCAGATACACACTGCTCAGATCCGGCAGGTCATTGGCCACCAAACTGCGGAAGCTCGGCGCGGCTGCAGAGCCACTGGCTGGGCCCGCAAACACCAGATTCGCGTTGCGGGTGGTGGCACTGGAGATGAACGCCCCAGGACCGCCAATCGGCAGTGCGCTGGTGGCTGTCCCGCCCGCGCCACCAGTGCCCAGTCCGTAATACAGAACCTGGCTGTCTTCGTTGAAGGCCAGCTCAGCATTGGCCAAGCTGCTGGGGGCGCCGCTGCCGCTGCCTATGGCGCGGCGTTTGATTCGAATCGTGTTAGCCACAGACGCTTACAGGCTGTGTCCCAAAGTTGCCCTCACCAATGCCCGCCATCAGTGATGGTGAGCGTGGTGTGCTGATTCACCTTCCAGCGGCTGGTGGCCGCATCCCACACCAGCAGCGCCTTGTCCGTCAGCCCGGTGCTGTTCACATCGTCCAGGTCGCTCAGGCCCAACGACACATGGCCCACCTGCCCGTTGACGCTTTGCACCTGCAGGCTGGGCGGGATTTGAAACGCCGGTGATCCGCCCTCACGCTGCAGCGGAATGCGCAGCTCGCTTTGGCGCTTGGGGCCGATGTCTTCGGTGACGGCCAGAATCGTTGCCGTCGTGCCTGCAAATGCCGACTGCACCAGCGCCGTGGCGCCCTCTAAATCACCGCCGCCCCAGTCCAACAGCACCACAATCCAGGTCTGGACAAAAGGGCTGTTCTTGTACTGCTGCCGCTGCTCCAGCTCCGGCACGCTGTTGATCACCACCTCTAGGCCGCTGACCGTGGTGCCGGCCTGCAAGCCAGCGCCAGGGTCCCGCACCACCAGCGCCGGCGTGGTGCTGCCGTTGCCCAGGGTGTAGGTGCCGAGGTAGGAGGTGAGCGCCGAGGCCAGGGCGCCCCGCAGAGCCAGGATGTCCACGCCGAGGCCTTTTCGTTCAAGTTGCCCCCAGCAACCGCTGGCTGCTGGCCTCTTGGTTGAGCAGCAGCACACCGGCCTCAAAATGCACCGGCATGATCCGCTCGGGCAGTTTGATGCGGTAGCGCAGCAGCGGCCGGTCCAGGTCCTGCAGCTCGATCACCTCGCCGCCGCTGTGCCCCTTGGCGGCCAGAAAGCTGCGCAGGTGCTGCCCTTCCCACACCGGTGCCACCAGCACCACCGAGCGATCTTCGCTCGCTAGCGCCCGCACCTCGGGCATGTCCGCGCTGCCCTTGGCCTGCTTCACCACCTCGCGCCAGATCGCCACCAGCAGCGGCGGCAGCTTGCCCTCATGCCGTAAGGCCAGGCACACGTGCGCTACCACCGCCGGCAGCGCGTCGCTGTCATTGACCTGCTCAGTTGCAGCAAAGAAGCACCAGTCGCGGTAGCTGGTGGCCTTGGCTTTTTTCTGATCGCGGTTGATGTTGAACAGCAGGCTGCTGATCTGCGCCCCCTGCAACTCGTTCAGCTGCAGCTCAGCCCGTTGCAGCTCGTGCAACTGCCGGTAGGCCGACAGCACCACGGTGGCCTTTTCACGCCCGAAGCTGCGCCGATCGAACTGGCCGGGGAAGGCACGGCACAAGGTCCAAAACACCTCGCCCCAGTTCAGGCGGTTGGATTGCCATCCACCGGCAGCGGCTTTTTTATCTCATCCTCTGATGGCGGTGCCGCGCTGTCAGGTTCGGCAGCGGTGCGCTCGGCTTCAAAGAAGGCAAAGAGCGCTTCCATCAACGGCTGCGGCAGCTTGACCGTTTCGGCCATGGTCCACTCGGGCCGCTCCAGCCGGTGCTGAATCAAGGCCGTCACGCTGGCCAGCATGCGCCGGCGCCCGCGCTCCACCCAGCTTTTGGTCAGTGCTGCCACCTCCGGCAGATATTGCAGCCGGATTGCGTCCTGCTCTGCGACCATCTCTTTGCCCAAGGCAGCGGCCTCCACCAGGGCAAAGGCTTCGGAAACGCTGATCTGCTGCTCTGCGCTGATGCGCTGCGCCAGCTTGGCCGCCAGCACCACCGACGATTCCTCTTCATCGGTGAGATCACTGACGGTGATCACCTCGCCCACCTGCAGCGAACCCAGTACCGGCAGTTCAAGGACGCCGGTGGCTTTGGTGCCGATCCGTTGCCGCTTGACCTTCTGCGGGGCTACGACAAAGGGCAGATCCAGCGTGCTCATGAGCCCAGCCCGAAGCTGATCTTGTCGAGGGCGCTCATGCCCTGCAGGCTGCCGGCAATGGGGTTGCCGCTGCCGCGCATGCCACCGCCGTGGCCATTGCTGGTGGGGGCAAAGAAATGGCCGTAGACCGGGTGGGCTTTGAGCTGCTCCAGGTAGGCCACCGGGGCCATGGGGTCGCCGTTGTCGGTGAGCATGGCGTCGCCGTTGGCATTGGTGACCACCACCTCACCAGCGTCGGTGACCTTGAAGCGGCTACCAACCGCGCCCATCAGCGCATCGAAATAGGTGGTGCCATCGTCGGCGCCGCCGCTGCGGCCACCGGCCACCTGAAAAGCATTGGCCAGGGCTTGGCGGCGATACAGCTCCGACTTTTCGGCCAGCGCTTCGGCCAGCTTCTGGTCTTTGACCTTGACCTGCTGCAGGGCTTCGGCCTTGGCAGCCTCGGCCGCTTCTTTGATGCGCTGATCCATCTCAGTCCTCAGGCGCTCTTCACGCTCTTGGGCTTCTTTGATGTTGCGCAGTTGGTCGGGGTCAAGGCCTTGCAGCTGCTGCTCAATGGCCTGCAGGCGCCGCTCTGCGGCCTTGCGTGCTTCGCGCTCCTTGGCCAGGGCCTCCAGGCCCGGCTGGTTCAAGGGCTCAATTGAGGCTTCATTAGCGCTAGCCGTTGGTTCGGGCGCTTGCGGTTCGGCGTTAAGTTCAGCCATACAGGCCAACAACTACAAGCAACGCTAACGACGTTCAATTAACGATCCAATAAAGCCGGTTCAAATAGCGCGTCACGTCGCTGTAAGCAAAGGACGGGCGATTGGGTGATTCGCGGAAATAGACAGGGCCGCTGGTGGTGTATTGCGTCGAGCCCAGCGATGGAATGGATGCCAGCGGCGGGCTGATGGGGTCGGCCTCCATGGCCAGCTGATCAGGCTCAGGCAACCCTGAAAGGTCCAGCAGTTCAGCACGATCGGTCAGGTTGCTGGCGCTGTATTCACTCCAGGTTGAAGCAACCTGCGTGCCAAGCAACCCGTACCCCGCGCAGCTGGTCCATTCAGCGCCCAGATCGCTCAACTCGTAGTAGCTCGATCCATAAACACGCTTGTCTGCATCGCGGCTGTAGCCTTTGAAAAAAGTGGCAGCGACGCGGGCATCAGCATTTTGGTTGCCGATGCTGAACAATGAAGGATGGGCAATGCGAAATGGCTCAAAGCTGCCCGTTAATGGATTGGACAACAACGGCAACCCTGAGTTGCTTTGTGAATAATCCCCAGCTGCCGCGCCATAGTTATCAAACAAGGCCCAAGCTGCAAGACCGCAGCTTTTAAACGGATGAGCAGCTGGCAAACTGGCCACCACGGCCTCTTTGTATCCAGCGTAAATCGCGTTGTATTGGGCGACATAGCTAGTTGAGGTGGCCCCAGTCACGCTCAAACTGTGGGAGTAAAGCGGTGCCCTGCCCTGCGTGATGTCACCGGTGGCCAGATCAATGCCAACCGTCAGCACGTCATAGACGCTGGCAGAGATCACACTGGCTTCGCTGAGTGTTGCGGTGGTGTCAGGCAGTGGCGTGCCAGGGAAGCTGGTGCGGTAGCTGACGCTGGCATTCCCGATCACCAGCGAAGTGCGCACCATCGTGCAATACAGCACCCCGTCTATCAGCTGCTCAAAACCTTGGGCAGCGCTGTTGTAGCGCGTGGCATTCCAGCTGCTGGCTGTGATCGTTCGATTTGCCACCAACAGCACCCGCTGAATCATTGCCGCGACAATTCCAGGGTCAGCCTCGCTGGCTTCTGGCGCAGGGCCTATCTCCCATGGCTTGTAGCTGGCCACCTGGCCATCGCTGCCGGTGTGAACGGTGACCGTGCGCAAGGTTTTGATGTTGGTGCTGGCGGCGTAGCTGTCAAACACCTCGGTCACCATGTAGACGGGCACGAGCTTGGCCCCGCGCCGTCGTGCCCCGTAGCGGTACCGCTCCCTAGGCCTGACCACGGCTCACCTTGATTTCGAGGTTGCGCTGTTGCTGCCGCAGATTCAACGCAATCCGGTTCGCTTCCACCACCTCCTGCAACCGTTGCCGCAATGCTGCGGTGCCGTTGCTCCCGTTCACCTGGACCTGAACCTGGGCGTCAGCCATCAGTCGTTCACGGCCAGCTTGACGCTGTAGCCAATGGTCTGGCCGTCGCTGATCGTCACCGCGCTGGTTTCGGTGAGGATGCCGTAAACGCTGCCGGCGCACTTGCGCACCCGCAATGTACCGCTGCCCGTGCTGGTGATGTTGACCTTGTTGCCACTGGCCACCGGTGTGGCGGTGTGCAGCGTGATGGTGGAGCTGGTCACGCTGTCGGCGTAATACAGGGTGCCGGCCGTAAGGCCGCCGGGCATGGTGCCGCCGCTGTCCACCGTGACGGTGACGGCATCGCCATCGCTGAGGCCATGGCTGGCCACGGTGATCACATCAGTGGCCGGATCTACCGCGCTGCTGGCCGTCAAGGCTGCCCCGGCTTGGCCATCGGCAGCGGCATCGAGCAACAGCACCACGTGGCTGTAGACCAAGCTGCCGCCACTGGCTGCAAACTGCACGCTCACCGCTTGCTGCTCATAGCGCCCAGCGCTGCTGCTGTAGCTGCCACCGGTCAGGGCGCTGGATTGAAACCGGGCATAGCTGTTGGTGCCTTCGGCCAGTTCGTACTGCAGCCAGCTAGCGACACCTGCATCGGTGGCCGGCGCGGTGGCGGCATTGACCAAAGCAGCGGTGAGCACTTTGCCGCTGTAGGCCTCGGACATCACCCGTGCCAGCTCAGCTTGGGTTAAGGCAGCAGTGACAGCCATTGGATCAACGCTCTGGCTTCAAGTTGCCCTAGAACCATTCGGAATAAAGATCGAGCTTGTAGGTTTTGGTTTGTGCCGCCGTCAGCGTGACTGCTGTCGGTTCATGGATGATGCCCACAAATGGGAACGCATAACTAGGCGCCGAACCGCCTGGATCGATGACTGGAAGCACCAGCACTATCACATCGGTGTAGGTGACAGCCGCGTCATAATCCAACACGATGTCTAGCTGCGGCAACATAGCTCGCTTCGCAATTGTTGCGTCATAGCTCACCGCGTCAGCTGTGAACATTAAATCAAAGTCATTGCTAATGATATAGGGGCTCCAGCTTTCGTAGCTTGCGTCTAGCGCTGGCGGCGATGCTGCGCCAGTAGTGTTTGCCAAAGAGATGTAAAACAAGGCCTCAGAAAAAAGCCACCACATTGCCCCTAACACCGCTTCGCGATTAGGTGTCAGGCTGGCCATACGAAGTCCCTTCTTAGCTGAGGTTGCCGCCCAAGCCCAGGCCTGCGCTGAACGTCTCCACCAACAGCCAGCGCTCGGTGGTTTCAACCAAGCTGCGCACCTGCGGGCTGATCTCTTGCACCGCTTCCAGCTGCGTGCGCAATTGCAGCTCAGCGGCGCCCATGTTGCGGGTGATGCCCAAGGGCACCAGCTTGGACTCCAGCTCCAGCCGCACCTGCAAGGTGGTCTCACGGATCAGCTTGTAGGCCGTGGCCAATGACACCGGCGTCTGCTGCACAGGGAACACCTCGGCCCCGTTGGTCGGCAAGCTGTCGATCAGCGTGGCAATCGCGCCGCTGTCGCTTTCGTCCACCGGATCGTTGAGCACCGCGCTGTTGAGCGGCGGCTGGCTGCCGTTGTTGACCACTGCCGGTGCCACCGGCAGCGCCGTGGTGCCAGGGGCAACCGGGGTCCAGCGCGGCCCGTTAATGTCCCCACCGGCCAGGCCCCAGTAGAGGGCATCAGTCGAGACAATGCAGCTGTTGGCATCAAAGGCCCAGCTGGTGCCATTGCTGCGGTAAGTGGCCGTCAGGCCGTTATTGCTCAGGTGAAATGCTGCGAGCGGCGGGGTGGGAAGCTGGCCCAGGGCAGTGGTGACCTGCAGCCCAAGGCGGTGGCCCAGCAGCAGCAGGTTCTGCTCTTCGGCATAGCGGGCAGCAGCTGTTTCGGCATTGCCCTTGCTGATGCTGCCGTCATCGTTGACCACATCGTCTGGCAGGAACGGCACACCAAAGCTGTTGGCCTTGTTGGAGCGCTGGGCATTGTTGTTGCCCACCTGGATGCGGCTACCGCCCTGAATGACCACATCGGAGGCCTGCACCGGTGCCAGATAGTCGGGCACGGGCTTGGGGTCGTTGTCGTCAAACTCATCACGAGTGGTGATCAGATGGTCTTCAAGGACAAGGGTGAAAAACTGCTGCAGCAGCAGGTTGTAGTTGAAGCTCGCGTCTTGCTTGATTTTTGTCGCTGCTGCGGCCAAGGCCTGCTGGCCCATTTGCGTCAACCCGTAAGCCACAAAGACCCGCTTAAATTCTTTGACCGCCGTGCCGCTGTAGGCGTAGTCGATCTGGGTTAGCTCTTTGAGCCCTTTGCCGCTGGGGATGCCACCGAGTTTGGAGTAATCCGGCACGCCAATCCGGCCCAGCGCTTCTTCAAAGGACATTTGTTCGCGGCTCTCCTCTCGCGTCTTGCGGTAGGTGGGCAGCTTGGGCAGCAGCGTGATCCGCATGGTGTCGCCACCACTGGGGTTGCTATACAGCGGGCCGCTTTCCAGGCTTTGAATGGCAGAGTCAATCTCCTGGTCAATCTGCTGCTGCTCTTCGTCGCTGAGCGGCGGCGGTGGAATTTCTTGAAACTCGTAAATTTCAGTTTTGCCGCAGGTGATTCTGACGTTGGCCAGTTGCATGGCCGTTTGCCGTAAGGCTTCTGCTGCGCCATCTTGACCGGCCAGATCTTTCTTTTTGGCCGCGTTGATGTAGTCCTGGACAATTTGGCTGTTGATCTTGACCAGCTGCTCAGTCTTGTCGGTGCGTCGCTCAATGACGCGGTTATCCGGTTCAGCAGTTAGCTCAGCCGTGGCAACGGTTTCGGTGACGGCAAAGGTGTCGCTGGTTTGGTCGTAGTAAGAGACCTTGATGGTGGTCGTGGTTGACAAGCTGGAGGCATCCCAGCTGGCACCAAACTGGCCATAGGTGCCGTTCTCCACCATGAACCCATCGGTGTAGACCGTGTTCAGCGGCTTGGGCTTGTCCCCTTCAATCTGTTGCGCCTCGCCACTGCCCACCGGCGCTTCGGTGAAGTCCAGACCCCCTGCGTTGGGGTTGAGGTCCAGCACCTTGTCAAAGGTCACCACCGGCCCGCCCAGGCTCAGCTCCCCGTAGCTCTGCACCTGCAGCACGTTGTCGGCGTCCAGGTAGCCGTAGCGCCCGACGCTGGCCAGGATGTCGCTGATCGTCTCGATGTAATCCGGGCTCTCCAGTGCCGGGATCTGCTTCGGCAAAGACCAGCTGCCCAGATTGCCCAGGGTGATGCCGCAGCGGGAAGCCAGCAGCACCAATGCCTCACGCAGGTCTAGCGCTGAGGCCAGCTTGGGCAGTCGGCCATTGAGCGCATCCACCAGGGCGCTATTGACCGTGCCGCCGCCTTTGCCCTTCTGAAACGCCAGCTCATTGGCAATCTGCAGCTCGGTCTGATTGCTGAGCGGGTTGGCAAACGCCTGGGTCACCTTGAACAGGCCACGCGGGAAGCGGGCCACACGATCACCATCGGGGGTGACGTAGGCCAGCTTCACTTCGGTGCCATGGGCCGGGGTGATCAGCCCAGCAATCACCAGATCGCCGGTGGTGTAGATCAACCCCTGGCCTTGGATGTGATCATCGCGGATTGAGCCGGAGATCACCGGGCCCAGGTTGCAGAGGATCTGGGCGCGAAGGTCGAGCACCATCAGACCTGCTCCACGCTGATGCTGACGGTCCAGATCGTGGTCTTGAGGCCGCTGACGATGCGCGTTTCAGCGTTGGCCGTAGGAGCGCTGATCGGCCACCAGTCGCCCGTTGCGGGGGTGCTCTGCACAGTGGTGGCCACCCAGTTGCGCAAGGTGGTAAAGGCGGCCTCGTTGGCCACGGTGCCGGTGATGGTGCGCACGCGGGAGCTGCGCAGTGGCCCTTGGATGTAAGGGAACCCCCCAGCGGTGCGCTCCAAGGTCGGCAAATCGTCGAGCGTTTCCATGGGCTCGGTCAGGGTGATCACCACCCCGCCGAGGGTGACGGTGCCCAGGTCTGGCGCCAGCCCCAGATCAGCAGCAGCGCTTTTCTCCAGCGCCTTTTTCGCTGCCGTGAGCGCTTGGTTGGCATCGACCAAAGTGGCCGACACCTGCACGTAGGCGCCGAGCTGCTCAAAACTGGGGGCCTCGGTAAACCAGCAGGCCACACCGCTGGCGCTTAAGCCATTGGCACTGGCTGACAGGGAGACGGTGCTGCCGACGCTGTTGGTGGCGATGCTGTCGCCATCGCCTTGGCGGGCAGCCCACCAGTTGTCAAAGATGCTCTTGAACTGCCCCAGCTGGGTGGCATCCAGCAGGCCACTGACGGTCCAGTTGCGGGCCACCAGGCCCAGCCGCACGTCGTCGGCTTCATAGCCAAACGGTTGGGCGGTGAGATTTTTGATCTGGAGGCCGTTGATGGTGACGCTCATGTCAACGCGAGGTCCCGTTCACCACTGCCCGACCTGAGTTGCCGTTGCCGGTGCCTGAGTTGTTGACGGTGACGTTGACCACTGGCGGCTTGCTGGTGTTGGTGACGATCTGGGAGAGGAAGGTGTTCATCTGGGAGAACTGCTGACTGCCGTCGATCACGGTGTTCACCTGGGCCTGAAAGGCGGTGGAGAGGTCGCCCCGCGCTTGGGCAGCGCCATTGAGTTGGTCCTTGAAGTTCTGGGCGGACACGGCAGCCGCGCTGGCATAGCCAGCTTGTTGGCGCAGCTGTTCGTTGACATCGGCCTGCAGCTGAGTCTGCTGTTCTGTGCTGCCGTACTGGGCCTGGCCGTTGAGGGCAATCAGGCGCTCTTGCGCGAGGCGCTCACGGGCAGCGGCCTGCTGCTCTTGAAGCAAGCTGCTGCGCAACCCACCCAGGCGCTGCTCTTCGCTGTTGGTCTGGCGTATCAGGTCCAGGTTCTGCTGGGCCAGTTGCACCTGCCGCTGGCTTTCCGGTGTGCCCTTGTCGGCGTTAGCGGCCTGGGCCTGCAGCAGGGCGATCTGGGCTTCAATGTCAGCCCGCTTGCCAGCAGCAGCTGCCTTCTGCTGCTCAAACGCCAAGCTGGCCTGCTGGGCCTGCTGCTCAGTGACCAGGGCGCGGGCCTTGAGGTCAAACTCGGCCACGGTTTGGTTGAACTTGGCCTGGCCGTACTGCAGCTCCAGCTGGCGGCGCTGGGCGTCGTTGGCGGCCAGGGCCTGGCCCTGCTGCAGCTCCTGATCCAGCAGGCTCTTAATGGTGTTGGAGCGATCAACGGCGGCCTGGCTGCGGGCGGCATTGATCTGACCCACCAGCTGGGTCTCTTGGGCATAGAGGCCCAGGCGGGCCTCTTGCGTCTGAAGACCTTGTTTGTCAATGCCCAGGCTGGTGAGCTGTTCATTGCGCAGCCTTGCCTGAGCCTGCTTTTGCTGCATTTGGCCTTGCAGCGCAGCGCTATTGGCCGCCAGCAGTTCGCCGGTACCGTCCTTGTATTTCTTGCGAAACTCATCGGCCAGGCCAGGCAGCCGCGCTAGCACCCGCTCAAAGTCCTTCGGCATTGCAAAGGCGATGTTGTTGATGCCTTCGAGCTTCACCGCATCGGTGAACAGGGCCCGCGCTTGCTTGCCGGTGAGCTTGTATTGATCCTGCAGCTGCCGCAGCGCCACCACCGCTTGGGTCCCCTGCTCGGGAATGATCCCCAGGGCATTGCCCAGCAGGCCGCCGCCCAGGCCCAGCTTGTTGGCTTCAAAAACGATGCCAACGCCTTTGAGCACATTGGTCAGCGTTTTGATTTGCTCAATGATGGTGGGTAGCAGGCTTTCACCAAACGCAATCTGCAGCTCTTCCCAAGCGTTGCCGAGCTTGGCAAACTGCTGCGCGCTGGTCTCCACGCCACCAGCACCAGCGGTCAGCTGGTTAAGGCCATTGGCCAGTGCCGGGAAAAATTGCTGAGCGGTCAGCTGCCCCGATTCGACCAGCTTGTTGAGTTGTTGCTGGGTGATGCCCAGGCCCTTGGCAGCGGCCGCAAATGCAATCGGCAGCCGCTCACCCAACTGCCCCCGCAGTTCTTCCATCTGCACGGTGCCTTTGGACGCCACCTGCTGAATGGCCAGCAGGCTGCCGCTGACCGCATCGCTGCTGAGGCCCAGGGCCTGACCGGCCTTGGCCACCGCTTGGAACACTGCCCGCTGTTGCTGTAGCGGGATGCCTGCGGCGGTGGATGCGGCCGTAAAGCTGCCGAAGTCGTTGGCCAGTTGCTTGTAGGAGAGGCCCAGCTGATCGGCCAGCCCTTTGGTGAACTGCAGCGCCCCAGCGGCGCCTTGAGGGCCCAGGGTGTTCTGCAGCTTGCGGGTGATCGACTCAAACTCAACCGCTGCCTGCACGGCATCCTTAATGCCCACGGCCACACCGGCAAAGCTCAGGCCGATGCCTGCTGCGCCGGCCAAGTTGCCCAGGCCACCAGCGATGGACGGGCCCAGGCGATTGCTGCCACCTGCCTCAGCTTTTTGACGCTCCTGCGTCGCCTTGCGGATTTCCTTCTGCAGCTCCCGGTATTTGCTGGAGCCGATCTCAACCAGCCGGATTTCTTCCTTCAGGCTGGTGATGCGCGTGTCCAGCGCCACCAGGCTGCCCTTGCTGGCCTTGGTCCCCAGCGCATCCTCAATGGCCGAGCCTGCGCGGGTGGCCAGGTTGCGCACCTGTTCAATGCCGGCCCGAAACGCGGTCGTGTCCAGCAGGACATCAAACGTTGCCCGCCCCAGCGATTCCGCCACGCCCTTTAACCCTGTCCCGTGAAGTTGCCCCTCAGCGCAGCAGCTTTTGCAGCGTTGTTAGCGGCGGCAGCTTGGCTAGCGCTGGGCTGATCCAATCCCGTGCCGGCATCTGCCGTCCTGTGCTGGTCCGGTACCCCTTAAGGATGTACAGGGAATACTCCACGTTCCAGCTGAACCGGTAGGCAAAACGCCCGGTCTGGCTGCGCTGAATGCTCTGGCGGAACGCACCGCTGTCGATGATGTCGCGGGGGCTGCCAACGCTCTCGCGGCCTTTGCCCTTGCGGTTGTAGCTGCCCCGTGTCGTCGTGTATTGCGTCGGCCAGGTGAACTGCTTGGCAGTGATCTCTTTGGTGAACTGAGCCTCTAGGCGCTGCACGTAGCGCTCAAAGGCTCGCTCTAGGCGATCTTCAATCAGGGTGCCGTCGATCTCAATGCGCACGGCTCACTCCTGCCGCACCGCATCCAGCACGACCACATGGCCCAGGGCCGTCTCCAGGATGCTGCCGATGCCGCCACGGCCATAGGCGCTGCGGGCGGCCATCAGCGTCACGTTGTAGGTGCTGCCGCTGTCAATCTCCAGCGTGCCGGTCATCCCCTCCAGCACCGCATCATCAAGGGTCTGGGGGTCGGTGACGTAGCCCTCAAAGCGTGAGGTGCGCACATCCACGCCTGCAAAGTTCTGGCCGATCGTGGCGCCGATCTCTTTGACAAACACGCGGTAGCTGTCGGCCGTGGTGTTGGCCAGGACGTTGCCGGTGTCGGGGTCGGTGGTGGTGCCAGCGGCAGGGAGCTGAAAGGTCAACTCCCCATTGCTGTAGGCGTCCAGTGCGCTGGCCATCAGTTAGCTCAGGGGCTGGGGCTAGGGGTCGGTGCGGTGGCTTCGGTGTAGGTGTAGCTGCCGTAACCCTGCAGGGTGAACGACACGGTGGCGATGCCGCCGGCTTCGATCGACTCAGAAAAGTCGGTGATGATGCCGATGCCGCTGTGCTTCTCCACGGTCGCCACCGAAGCGCCGGGGTCTGGCGATTCGCGGTACCACTTGACGTATTGCCCGGTGGGAGCGTCCAGGGCGGCGTCCTTGAGCAGCTTGTAGCCCGCGTCCACGGTGTCCAGGTTCATGGACATCGGGATGCTGTAGCTCTGGCTAGTGGCCACAGCTTTTTGGAAACCACCGGTGGTGCCGTAATCGGTCACCGTCTGGGTTTCGGTGGTGCCCTCAATGCCTGCGTTGGTCAGGTTGAGGATTTCGGTCAGGCCGGTGCTGCTGCTGGGGTGGGTGTCACTGGCAGAGGTGGCGTCGGCCATCCACAAGCGGTAGCCGATCGCGGACATAAACGCCATGGGGCAAGTCCTGTGAGGTCTGGCTCAAGTTGCCGCCTGCGCTTGAGCAGCAAAAAAGCCCCAGGAGCATGCCCCCTGGGGCCTTTGTGCCGTGTTTGGGCTCACTTGCGCTTGCGGCCATTGCTTGCTTTGGCTTTAGCTTGGCGGGCTGCCGCTTGTTTTGGCTTAAGGCTGTTTTTGAAGGTTGATGTCTCTACAAAACTTCCGCCTTTGCGAGCCAAGGCTGATTTTCGCTTGCTTGCGGATTTGGATTTGTAGGCAGCTTTGGCAGCGCGACCGGCCGCGACTTGACTTGCCGCAGGCTTGGCGGCTGAGCGCTTAGCAGTTGGTTTTGCTGCAGGTTTAGCGGCAGCAGGAGTGCTGGCACCTTTGCCTTTTTTGCCGGTCAGATTGTTGGCAACACGGGTTAGGCCTGACTTGGCACCCGCGATAGCCTTTTTGCCAAAGGCTGTGCCAGCCGCAGGGCTTCCAGGGCCAAAGTCTTTTTGAACCGAGCGAAGTTTGCTAGCAGCTTCTTTATACTTAGCGCGAGCTTTGTCGTTTTTGGCGCTTTTGCCAATCTTTCCGCCCCCGCCGCTGCCAGCAAACCGACCACGGGCATCGCGCCGTTGAGCCATGGAACCAAGGATGTCTGGCTCAAGTTGCCGCTCAGGAGCGGAGCAGCTCCGCCTGCCCGCCTTGCTTGCTGTAGAGGCTGCTGAAGCGCCCGTCGTAGCCGATCGCCAGCGATAGTTGCTCGCGCCAATAGCCCTGCTGGGCGCGGATGCCGCTGAGCTTGGCCTCAGGGCTGCCGGGCTGCCACTCCAGCACGTCAGCGCGGATCAGGCCCAGGTCTTCTGACGCCTTGCTCTCGAAGGTGGTTTCAAGGGTGTTGAGCTTGCCGATCGCGGTCTGGCTGGTGGTGATCGAGGCGGCTGAGGCCTCGTTCATGAGCACGTCGAGATGATCCAGGGGGATAGTGGACGCGGGGATGGCGAGGTGACGGCGGATGGCCTCGCGGTCGGTGGCAAGCCAGGGCATGGCGGGTCCTTTTGCTTAGGTTGCCCCTGACTCAAGCCCAGATTTGGTCAACAGCTTCCCTGTCTTGCTCTGACTGGGCCAAAACCAGAAAAACCTCTGACAGCTCCCCGATTTTTTCCTTGTCACTGCCTTGAGCCTTGTCATAGAGAGCTTTTAGCTGTCGCAAGCGATCAGCCGAAAACTCGTCGGTGGTCGCCACCCGCAATGCTTCCTCCAGGAGTGAGCTGAGCATCATGAGGCCATGTACTCATACAGGCTACGCCTGATTCGGTCATAGAGCTTGGGCCGCATCTGCTTGAGCCTTTCAGGCTGTGTCACAAAAGCAACAAAGCCCTCTGCAAAAGCCTCTCTGTCATTGGTGCCGCTATAGCGCGTCAGTTTTTTGTCAGCCCATAAGCGGATTCCAAGCTTGTCGTCTTTGGTTTCATCCATAAATTGAACGACATGGCCAATCTCGTGAATCGCAGTTGACATCACAGACCTTGCATCTTTTTCTGCGCCACCAGGCATGGCGCTAAAAGACCAAACGTCTTCTCCGTTTTCAAGTCGATTCAAGACAGCTGATGTGTGCGCTGCTAACTTATCAACCTTAAATGCCCTATCTTTTAGTAGCTCGCCTTTTTTAACTGCAACAAAGTTGTAATTTTTGTAGGCGTGGCCATTGGCATCGGCAGACGGCAGGATAAATCTTTTCAGGTACTGATCAATTCTGCTTTCGTATAGCTCATCAATTGACTCGCCGGCCATTTTTTTCCTGATTCCGCGCCCAACAAGATCAAGGCCTTCACCAGTGCGCTGACGAAGCACCTCCTCTTGAAAAGTTTTGTTTTGCATAAACATATTCCAGCGCTCGGCTGGTGTGGTCTTGCCTGTAAAAACAAAAGTAGTTCCGCTTTTTTTTATAAACTCAACCATGGTTTTTGCGTTTTCGCCCGCTTCTCCTGGCTGCCCCATAAGTTGTTGCAACGCGTCTGCAATGTCCGAACTTGTAAGCCCAGCTGATTCGGTTGATTGAGCAATGGAAAAATTGCTGGCAACAATCTTTTTAAGATTTTCGGCTGCCAATGCTTCAAAGCTTGTTGGCTCTTGTTTTTTTCTTTGTGTGGCTGCTGATGATTTGGTTGCCACCCGTGGCGGGCTCCACAACGCTTCCGGTGCCCGCTCCATCCCCAGCGACTTCTCAAACGGGCTAGGCCCGCTGATCGGCTCCTTGCCTGCTGCTTCCAGATCGGCCAGCACCGCCGCTCGGCCTTTGGCCTCCTCTTGCGGATCCACCAGGCCCAGCTCCTCCCATTCGGGGTCCCACGGCGTCACCGTGCAGCGGCAATTGGGGTGCGCTGGGCAAACCACCTCACCCAAGCGGTAGACCTTGCCATGGCGTGGGGCGCAATAGCCGCAGGTGCGGCTGCTGCCTACCGCCTGCCACTGCACCTGCTGAATGCCTTCGGCTTCGTAGCGGAGCTTTGTGCCCTCCACCATTGCGGCAGCCATCTCGGTGCGGGCGACCATCTGCGCCCGGCTTTTGGTTAGCTCCAGGTTGTTCTGCAGGGTGCTGCGCAGCTGCCGCCAGCTGTCGCCGCTGGCCAAGTGAAACTCCACCGAGCCAATGATCCGTCCGCGCAAATCCACCTCCACCAGCCGATTGAGCAGGGCAAAGGCCTGGGTGCCGCGACCACCGGCGGCATAGTTCGCCAGCGCCGCTTCCCGCTGGGCAGCTGCCACCAAGGCGCTGGGGTTTTGCTGCGCCATGCCGGGCGACAGGATTGCCTCGGCATTGCTGGCCGCTTGGCTCAGCTGCCCGAGCGCTTCCTCGGCATTGGCCGGGGCGTTCTGCGCCACCCGCCGCAGTTCCGCCAGGGCCCAGTAATCCCCTGCCTGCTGCCCGGCCCGCAACGCCTTGCTCACCACCGGTTGCAGATCCGGGGGCAGCTTGAGGGCGCCCAACTCCTGGCCCAGCTGTTCGCGCAGGATCAGCAGCCGTTGCAGCGGCATCGTGCTGGCTCCATCGGCCGCACGCTTGTAGGCCGTTTCAATCCGCCCCTCTAGCGCCCGGTAGGCGCCGGTCAGGCCGTCAAGGATGTCACGTTCATAGGGGCCCAGCAGGGCATTGCCGAGCCGCTCCCAGCTGTCGGCCGGATCCATCAGCTACCCAAACCAGTGGGCGGCATCAGCAGGTTGCCCTCCAGCAGCTGCCGGTCGCGCTCCAGCTGTTGATCCAGTTCCTGCTGCTGGCGGCCGTCCATTTCGGCCACTTCGGCAATGACATCAAAATCAGCCGGCAGGATGCCGCCGCGCTGCAGCAGCTCCAGGGTGGTTTCCTTGCTCAGGTAGCCACCATCAGCCAGGGCCTGCAGCTGGGCCACCTGCTGCGGTTCGAGCTTGGCTTCCAGCGCCTGGGCGTTGATGCTCAAGCTGCCGGTGGGATCCTCTTCGGTGTAGGCGCACCAAAGGAACTGGATCTGCTCAAACAGGCTCGCCTTTTGCAGCCCCGCAAGCATCAGCCCGCTCTGCACTTGCCCGGCCTGCAGCCTGGCCTGGGTCGCGGTAACGGCCTCTTTGCCGCTCATGAATGCCAACGTCTCAGCGTTGATCAGCTCTTCGATGTGCCGCAGGTGCTCCTGCTGCTGGGCGAGGCTGCTGCCAGAGGGCTCGGCAAACCGAAAGTCACCATCAACGGGCACATCGACAACGCTGTTGGGGCCGATCACCAGCGGTGGCGGCGTCTGGCCGTCCAGCAGCAGGGCGCCACGGCGCACGGGCACCGGCAACGCGCAGCGGTGCAGCAGTTCGTTGAGGTCCGAGCGGCTGCGGTAGTGCTGCAGGGTGAGCAGGGCCAGCTCGCGGAACGGCGGCAGCCCATGGCCCCAACGCTGCGGCTGCGGTGAGTACCAAATCAGCGGCACCTCCTGCAGGCTGGTAAATCCTTCTTCCACCAGTTGCAGCTTGGTGGTGGCGCCTAGCTGTTTGTTGAGCTTGTAGACCTGAAACGCGCCGGGTGTCAGCACCCGAAAAAACGGCTCCAAGGTGAACCCGAAATCACCGGATTCCACCTCGCGCCATTCCATCACGGTGGCCTGGGTGAGCACCTCTTGGCCGGCGATGTATTCAGTCTTCCAGTTGAGGATATGGCGCCGCTCCAGGAGCACCAAATAGGGCTGACGGCCGAGGGCCAAGCGATCGGCCTCCGATGACACCGCTGCCTGCTGCGGCATCTCCACCATCACGGCGCAGCCGCCATCGCGCATGGCCAGCGCATCGGCCATGGCCATGAAGGCCGTGAGGTTGTTGCCCAGCTGGTCCACATCATCCAGCTGCTGCTCCAGCGACAGCGGCAGATCCGTCAAGCTGTACTGCGCCAGGATGCCGCTCATGGCCTCTACGGCCTTGCGAAAGCTGGGCACATAGGTGGCCCGTGCCAGACGGGCCTGGTAGGCGCGGTCTGGCTCTTTGACTTCCTGTGGCAAATAGGTGGCGGTACTGCCGCGCAGGCCGTGCCAGCAATCGTTCAGCAGCTTGAGATCGGGTTCGATGTCCCGCAGGACTGGATGTTTCCAGGTCGGCAGGTTCGGCGCATCGAAGAGATCGCCGTCAATGGCAGGCCTGCCGTCCATTCATGGGTAACCCTTCCGTGCCTTGAAATTGCCGCTGAGGGTTAAGCCAAGGCGCGGCGCACGTGGTACCGGGTGGTGTTGAGGTGGGTGGCGATGCGTTGCTGACTCCAGCCTTTGGCGCGGAGACGGCGGATGCGTTGCTGGCGGCTCTCGCTGAGCCAGAGGATCACACCGATCACAGCGATCAGCGGAACCAGCAGCACCCACAGGAGGGTGGTGACGGTCATGGGTGGGAATGCTTGGGGATGCGTCGGTGGCGGGCCGTGCCCTGCGCTTCCGACTAGCAGATCCTAGTCGATGCTGCTGCGGTTGTCTACAGCCAGCCGGCATCCATGGCCTGATCGCTGTTGTGCAGCTCGAAATGGCCCAGTTCATGGCCCATGCCGGTGGTGGCACGCAGGTCGAGCTTGAGGGTGCCCAGGTCAATGCCGAGCATGGTGCAGACCTGCTGCGGCGTTTCGCCACGGTCCAGCAGGCGCCGGGCCTGCATGCCCCGCTGGCGCACGCTGCCGGGGGCCTTGAGCCAGAAGTTGTGGTCGCGGATGTAGTGGCGCCACTCGCCCAGGATGAAGGGCAGGGCAATGGAGGAGAACTTGAAGCCGCGCTCTGGGTCAAAACGGCGCACGGCTTTGAGCAGCCCGATCAGGCCCAGGCTGTAGAGGTCGTCAAGTTCAAGGCAGTGGTATTTGTGCCGCTGCTGTTTGATGATCAGCTTGAGCAGGGGCACGTGTTCGGCAACCATGCGCTCCTCGGCGCGGCGTTTGCGCGGGCAGGTTTCGTGATACAGCAGGCCGGTGGTGCGGCGCTGGGGTTTGGCCGCTGTGACCGCAACCGGGAATGGCGCGGGCATAGGCCTGGGCCATGGTGCGCTGGCCACCACAGGCGCATCCCAGAGGCTGAGCTGCCCTGGATCTGACTTGCGCTGGCGAGCCCTAGCCATGGTGGTCACCAGATTGCCCCCTGGCCGTAGGAGACAGCTGCACTGGTGGCGATGGTGGGGCGTGAACGCAGCCAGGCCAGGCCTTGGCTTAGGGCATCTACTTGGTCGTCGTGGGCAGCGTTGGGAAAGGCGGCGGCCTCTTCGATGAGGGCTGAGGCCCAGCTGCTGCGCTCCGGCAGATAGACGTTGCCGGCTTCGATCAGCGGGGAGATGGCGGCAGCGCGGGAGAACTTGCCCCCCTGCGGGTTGACGGCGATCAGGCCGGGGATCTTGGATTTGAGCAGGGAGATCACCGCCGGGCCGTTGGCCTTGTCTTCCACCACGGTGGCAACGGGTTTGTAGCGGTTGAAGGTGTTGACGATCGCGGGGATGGTTTCGGTGATGTCGAGCCGATCGCGGATGCAGTCCAGCAGGTAGAAACGGCTGCCGAGCTGCCCGATCACTAGGCCGACCACGTAGTCGGTGTTGGGTCCGTCTTTAAACGTGAGGTCCCAGGAGGTGATGACGCGCTCTAGCTGCGGCAGCTCGCGGTAGGTCTGCCACCAGGAGCGCTTGAACAGCCCACCGGCTGGCGGTGCGGGGCGCTGCTGAAAGAGGGCATTGAAGCCGTATTCACCCAGTACGCGGCGGCGATCCTGCAGCGCGTCGAGGTCGTAGCGCTCCGGGCACAGGGCCTCGCCGGGGGCACGGCCAAGCGGGTCGTTCTCTTCTGCGATGGCCGGCAGATTGATGACGGTCCAGTTGGGCGCGTCGTCGGAGCTGAGGATGCGGCCGGCGAGGTCGTCTTCGTGCCAGCGGGTCATCGTGAGCACGACGGCGGCGCCAGGTTCGAGGCGGGTGTAGAGGTCGTCGCGGTACCAGTTCCAGACGCGTTCGCGGTAGGCCTCGGATTCGGCCTCTTCGCGGGACTTCACCGGGTCATCAATGCAGACCAGCGTGGCGCCGAGGCCGGTGATACCAGCGCCGACGCCAACAGCACGGAAACCACCACCGGCGGGGGTTTCCCATTGCTCCACGGCTTTGCGGTCGGAGCTGATCTCCATGCGCTGGGCGGCGATGCGGCGTGCCTGGCGGGAGAAGGTGTTGGCGAGGGTTTGGGAATAGGCGGCGATCACCACGCGCTGCGTGGGGTCTTGTTCCAGGCGATAGACGGGGTAGCGGATCGTGCCTTGGTGCGATTTGCCGTGGCGCGGTGGCACGGTGACGATCAGGCGCTTGAGGGTGCCAGCGGTGATGGCGTCGAGGTAGGAGCGGATATGGGCGAGGTGGGGCCAGTCCCAGTTGTCATCGGGTGAGACTTCGCGCAGCCAGGTGTGAAAGGACTGAGGCGTGCGCGGCTGCGTTGCGGTATCCAGAAAAGCCGTGATGGGCTCGGGCTTGCAGAGACCGGCTAGCAGGCTCATGCCGGTCGTCTGATCAGGGTGCGCACAGTGCCGTCAGGCTTGACCGCGATCACGTGATGGATGCGCGGTTCGGTGCCCTTGGGCTTGAGCAGCCGGCCCACAGCGGTGACTTCAGGCTTCGACATCGTCATCCTCATCGCCAGTCAGGCAGGCCAGGACTAGGGACTGCTTGGTGATTTCAAGAGCAGCGATCAGCTCAGCGGTGCTGACCTCTTCTGAGGCCTCAATCAGTTCTTCCAGCTGGGCGATGAAGGCTTCCATGGACTAGGGCTAGGCAATGCAAGTTTAACGGCGTTTGAAGCGCACCAAGGCCTTGGGTTTGCCGATCAGGCTGAGCTGACTCATGCCGGTTTGCTGGCGCTGGATGCGGGGATTTTTACGCGTGCCAAATTGACGGGTACGTTCAAGTATTGATTCGCGTCTGAACTTTTGAACGGCTCTAGATTCGCGCTTTGTTCTTCCAACAACAGGCAGTCCCTTGAATCCTTTGGGATTTCGAGCAAATGCAGCGCCACCGCGCAATGGCTGCCTGCGGCCGGAAGTAGAAGCAATAGGCTTAGGTGCGGGCTTGCGCATTGTCGATGCGACACGGCGAGCCTTGGCGCTTGTAGGAGCTTTGCCAGTAGCAGTATTGCGACCAATCAACTCACGCCTACCAATCATTCTGCTTGCAGGCTTAGAGGCTGCAGGTTTAGAAGCTGCCGGCGGCTGATTTGCCCTTTGAGTAGCAGCGCGGGCCTTGTCCTGGCCCAGGGCGTTGTAGCGGAGCGGCTTGTTCCGGTTGGGCTTCTGCGTGCTGTAGCGCGGGCGGTTGGTCAATCCGCTGCGGACCACGGCCTGCTGTTCGGCAAAGTTTTTGCCGACCATGCCGCTCATGCCGCCAGCCTTGCGGGTGAGAAAGGATTTGGCCCTCACGCCAACCTCAGTGGCGTTCATGCGCTTGACGCCTGATTTAGCTGCCGCGCCGGCGGTGACAGCGTTCACGCGACCAGAAATTCTTGCAACCTTGTCAGGGCCGATCCCTTTGCGGCGGCCTTTTGCTGGTGGCTTACTGGCAGGCTTGGCCTTGATTGCTCCAGGCTTCAATCCTTTGGGTTTGCCAATGGTGCCCTTGGGCCCACCAGCAGCTTTCATGGTCTGTGTCGCACGCTTGTTGCCGCTGGCAGTCTTGAGCCGGCCACCACGGGCTGTAGCGCCAGAGCCTGACGACGCAAAGCGCCCACGGTTGTCCCTTGCGTACCGGCGAGCCATGGGCTGAAGCGTTTAGGGCAAGTTGCCCGTCAGCTCATTTCAAAGCGCAGCAGCTTGGCCTGATCTTCCAGGGCCTTGAGGGCAACGCTGAGTTGGTTGGAGTCAGAGGCGCGGCGTTCGTAGTCCTGCAGGCGAGCAATGGCAGCGGCGAGCCATTGGGGGCGCTCCAGCTCGGCGTCAAGCTGCATGAGCTGACGAGCACGTGCGATGTAGTTTTCTGCTTGACGTTCACCAACGTTCCAGGATTCCGAACAGTGTCGAACGATTTGATTTCTGCTGTAGGCCCTAAGTAACAGGTCGTAGACCTGATTTACGCGGTCGTCTATTTCTACGTTGGTTGACTTCTTTGCCATCTGCCTAGTTTAGCCAGATGCGGGCATAAAGAGGATGCCTTCGGCCGCGAGGATATTGAGGCGCAGTTCAGCGTCTTGGAAGGAGGATGCCCAGATGGTGGCGAGGCGTGAGCGGTTGGATTTGGCGTTGACGGTGTAGGTGAAAAGGTAATGGCCGTGAGTGGAGCGGCGGCGGGTTGGGAGGAAGGCGCCAAGGAGGCGGAAGGATGCCAGGAGCTGACGGGCGATGTCTTCGGCTTCGGCAAAAGTGTGTTTGGCGTCAATGATGAGGCCAAACGGTTCACCGTTATCGGGGTGATCAGCAACGATTGACCAGGGTTCCATGGGAAGGCTGGTGCTTGGGATAGGTTGCCGCGAGGGGAGTGATGGTGATGATGGCGCCGGGGTGTTCTTTGGGGCAGCAGTAACGCTTGGAGATGGATGCCAGAGCCACGAGCGCATCATCTTGAAGCAGGCCTGCATCCACGAGAGCGTCTTCAGTGCTGCGCAGGCATTTGGAAGCATCGGGGCGGGTGCTGTGGTGCGTGGGTGCAGAGGGTTTGAGGGTTCCTTTGGTGGTGTAGTGGGATTTGGGGCGTGGGAACAGAAAGGTGATGGTGAGGGAGACGGGGGAGGTGATGGTGGGTTGGTTGGTGGCGACGGCGGCCTGGGAGACGAGGTAACGCCAGGGTTTGACGTGTTTGGAGGATTCAATGAGGCGACCGTTGCCGACATGGCGCTTCGAGCCCTGCGGAGCAGGGGGCATGCCGGCGACGGTGAAGGTGATCACTTGGCTCTGATGATCACGGTGGGGATTTTGTGGCTCATGGCTTGTTTTTCCATGAACCAGCGCTCAGAGATGTGGGCTTGGGCTGGGTCAGGGGACCAAGTGTTGTTGATGGTGAGGTAGTTGCCGGTGGTGGTGACGACGCAACAGGGCTGGTGGTCGTAGGGCGGCAAGGGTTCCTTCATGGCAACAGCGGTCATGCTTTGGGTTGCCGTATCTCAAAGAAACTGGTGACCACCACTTCGGCTTCGCCTAAGGCGATGGTGAGTTTTTCGGCAGCCTTGAGGGCTTCGCGCTGTTCGCTGATGTGATCGGGGTAGCGGTAGGTCTTGCGGGAGCGCTGGGAAATGGTCCAGTCGTTCCAGCTGAGCGGTTCCTTGAGATCCAGCTGACCCGCCTCCACCAGCGCAGCCAATTCGTCAAGGCAGCGCTCCTCGCGGTCTTGAGCGGCAATCTTGCATGCCCGTGCTTCCGTGAGGTCATCAAGGATGACCTCAAGAGAACGCGGCAACGGTGATGATGGCAAAGAACAGGGTGAAGAAGGCAAAGAGGATGAGGTTTTCAAGGAGTTGCGTGCGGCGAAGTGAAAGGGTGCGGCGGCGCTTTTGACGGCGGTTGAGGCGTTGCTGCTGCGCTGCAGTGGGGATGCAGGCAGGAAGGGCGGGTGATGTCACGCGGCGAGGGGATGGGTTGGGGTGCAGGCGAGAACGGTTTGACCGGGGTGGTGTTGCAGGTAGGCGTTGATCACCTGCTGGGTGGTCCAGGCGGAGGGTGCGCATAGGAGGGTTTCTTGGTTGGCGGTGGCGGGGTTGGTGTTGAGGCGTTGGTTGTCGTAGGCGGAGCGGTAGGTGATGGCGTAGAGGCTCAAAGCTTGGGTCTCCAGCCGTTCTGGTAGGCGAGGGCGATCAGGAAGCTGCGGTTGTGGGAGGCGTAGGGGATGCGGTGGTCATCGAGGAAGTCGATGGCGTCTTCCTCGTGGGTGTCATCGGTGATGGCCAGGTGCAGGAGCCAAGCTGGGGGTTGAGGCTTGTTAGTGCTAGTCATCAACGGCAGAGCGAAGGGTTGCGCTCGGCAGCGGTGAGGCACTCGATGCCATCGGCAGGCGCTTCGGGCTCGTGGTGCTGTTGCGGCAGGGCGGTGATGGTGAAGGGCAGGCCAGCAGCGATCAGGTCGCGGAGGGTGCCTGGCAGCTCTTCGGTGGTGCAGTAGTCATCCCAGATGGGATTGACGAACGCGAAGGTCATGGGTTGCTGTGCGGTGGGGTCGCCCCCGTACTTTGAACAATAGGCTAGCCAACGCTAGCGGTCAAGGGGTGTTGCGGATTGTTAGGTGCCGGGACTCCGATGGTCCGCACGACCCGCCGTTATTCCCCGTGAGGGTGTTGTATTCAGGCCGTCCCGGCAGGGCAATGGTGCCACGGTGGCTAGCGGGGGCGGACTAGGTGCGGCTAATCAGCGGCTACCAAGGCCTGAAGCGCAGCTTGTACTGCTCCACCACATCCAGCCACGCATCGAGGCACTCCTGCGCATCGTGCGTCTGAATCTCGAAGCTGCCAGGGCGTGACCAGAGCGTCAGACACCGGCTAAAGACCAACCGATAGTGCTGCCCGATCATGTCCACGCCCGCGCCCAGCTGCGGCTTGGTGTCGTAGGGCTTGGCGGACTTGCTGCCCTGGGTTTTGAGATCCGCGATGCCGTGCGTACCGTCTGCAAACTGCAGCACCAGATCGACGGTGCCAGCAACGTTGTAGGCCATGGAATAGGCCATCACTTCAGAGCCGATCACCGTGATGCGCTCCCAGAGGGGTGAGTTGAGCATCGGCTCAATCCAGTCGCTGTAGTCACCAGCCGAGCAGGCTGTGGCTGACGGTGGGGACGGGTTCCAGCGATTGTTCACCATCGCTTCGAGGGCTTGATGGCAGGTGTTCCCGCGTGGCTCCCAGCTGTCCTTGGTTGCCATGATCTGAGCCATCTGCTCCGGGGTCTTGGTGACCGCACTGATCAGGCTGGTGACTGACACGGGGAACTGGTGGCCATTGCTGAGGGAGTAGGTCCATGTTTGGCTGTTCCTCGTTAGCCCTAGTGGCTGCAGCCACGTCGAAGTCTCTGGGGCTGATGGGCTGGACGGCTTCAGGGGCGTCATGGGAGCGCAGGAGGTTGCGGTAGGGGGTTGGTGTGAAATCAGGGCCGAAGTGTTCGGACTTGCGGGCGGCGGTGATTTCGCGGGTGTAGGCGGCTGGTGGTGTGTCGAGGGTTTCGAGGGTCCAGTAGCCGGCATTGTTGCCGCGCTGCAGGATGGCCTTGACCGAATGAGCGTCAGAAAGGGGCTGCATGTGTGCTCCTTAGCGCTAGTGATTGCCACACGGCCACGGGCCGGCGGTTGGCTGATGGACGCAGAGTTGGTTGCACGCGGTCGGTTTTGACCACCCAGTTCTGCTGCGCGGCTTGACGCATCACGGCCCCCATGGCGCGGTGTTCATGGGTTGCAAAGCCCAGGGCGTCCAGTTCTTCCCAGACGGCATCGGTGGTGAAGCTGGTGTGGGTGCTGGCGAGGTGCTGCACGACGGCCAGGGCAGCAGCTTTCCAGTTGGTGTTGGCATGGTCCCAGGCGCGGGTCATGCCGTCGTCTTTGCGGGCCTCGCCTTCAAGGGCAAAAAATAGCTGTGCCATGTCATCAATTAGTTAAATTGGATTCGCAAACGGTTGCAATTGCTGCTGGAAAATCAACACGCAACCATACGTAAAACTCATCAGCAGTCATGTCTCCCTTGAGTCTATTTATTCTCTTGTCTACCCATGCTAGGTTGTCGGGATGATAAACTTTTGCTGGACCAAAAGCGGCAGCCCTTGAAACAGGCAGCATGTGATCAAGTCCAGCAGTAGAACCTATTTCAATCGGCAGCCCAGAGTAGTAGCAATAACCAGTCCATTTGTTTTTTATTTGATTTACCCATTCTCTCCTGACAGCCGGCCTAAATTGATCCACGTAACAAGTGCCCCTAAGTTGCGTAATGTTTTCAAGTTTGCGGGCTCTGTCAAACTTAAACGCCTCGTGTATATTTCTTTTGATTAAACAATCACGGCAGGTTTTTCTCTGAATAACAGCAGGGCGCTTAAGACAGCTTTGGCATACGCCAAGCTTGCGGGCGCGAGCTCTCTGTGTTTGTCGATCTAATTTCGCTTTAAGATACCAGCTTGGTTGGTTTGTAACATCGGCTCCATCAAAAGGAAAAAACAACTGACTCACCAGCGCACCTCCTGCAGCAGCGGGTTGGTCACCGGTGGCTCTGGCGCTGCCGGCAGCTGACCGGGCACGGGTTGCACGTGGAACAGATCAGGCCGCGCCATGCGCTCGCTCAGATCGGCCTTGAGGCCCCACGCCATGTTGGGCCGGCCGTTCTCCAGGCGGAACACGTACTGCAGCAGCTGCTGCGGCAACGGCAGCTCATCCATCGGATCAGGGTCCAGCAGGCGCTGGGCGGCGGCATAAAGCCAGATCTCAGGGGTGAGCAGCTCCTTGGCCCGTGCCGGGAAGGTAGTCCACAGCAGGCCATAGGCCGCCTCGTTCATGCGCTTGCCACGGGGCAACGCATCGGAAAGACCCACCAGGGTGGTGATGAAGGCGTCAGAAGAGAGGGGCACTGGCCGCCTCCATGGCTTTGATTTTGCGCAGGGCTGAGGCGGCGATCTGATCGCTCAGGGTCATGGGCGTTCCGCTAGCGGTCAAGGGCTGCGAATTAGCCCTAATGGCAGGGGGCTCAAAAACATCGCCCCAGCCGCTCGCTATGGCCCGCTCCAGGGCCTCCCGGCGCTGGTCTGGGGTCCACCCACGCAGCTTGCCGCAGACGCGCCTCCAGACGCCTTCTGAGCGCACCCCTTTTTTGACGGCCCACCATTCGGGCAACAGCTGCTGGCAATCGAGCAGGTCAGAAGGCACCAGATCGACGCTGATCGCCTTGGCTTTGTAGGGGTCCGCTCCGCGCGCGCACGCACGCGTATTGGTTTTAGGTTTTATAGGTTTTAATTCTTCTTCTATAGGTTTCTCTATAGAAGAAGAAGAGGGAGTCCCGGCTGCGCTCGGTACTCCCAGGGTAAGGGGCGTGTCAAGCTGTTGAGCCAGCAAAAGGCAGATAAAGCCCTTCCTGTCTAGGAAGTCGGGCTTGGCGGCATCAATTCTGTCGAGCAGATCGGCCGGAATCATGAAATTCAGCTGTGGCACGGCATGTAGTTGTGAGGTAGCGCTGAGCTGGCGATGCAGTAGCGCTGCAGTGGTGCAGCGGTAGCGCTCAGCTACCGGAGAGACTAGCCAGCGCTAGCCGTAGGGTCAACACTTCGGCCCCTAGTCGCATGGGTCCCATGGGTCGCAGGACGCTGCCGGTGGTGTGGGCACAAAAAAGCCCCGGTCGTCCGGGGCGGTGGTTCAGCTGTTGGGCCAGCGTTTGGTGATTGGGTTGGGCTTGGGATCCAGGGCGTCCAGGGCCACCTCCAGCAGGTAGGCGGCCAGGTTGCTGGTGCTACGGCCCTCTTCCCCGGAGCGGCGCTCCAGACGTTGGGCAACGGCATAGCTGACGGTGATGCAGACGCGCTTGGGTGCGCGGAAAGCAGTTGCGGTGGGCATCGGGACCTCCTAGGGCTAACCGGAGAGTTTGGCTAGCCAGTAGAGGAACCATAGAGCTGATTAGCGCTGGCTGCCGCAGTAGCGCGGATCTGATGCAGATCAGGCGCAGCGGGTCGCCGCCATCCGCACGTGGGCCTCGGCAGCAGCCACGTGGGCCAGGGCCGCCTCAAACTCCAATGCAACTGCTTCGGGCAGCTCGTGATGGTCCAACAAAAAGGCAATTAGTTCAGTTATTGATTCACGGGCCCCGGCCAGGCAGTCGAGCGGGTTGTCCCCGCTGCCCTGCAGGTTGTCACGGATGACGCGAGCCAGAGGGCGGCGCTCAAATGCGTCAGTTGTGCCGCTTGACGCAGCGGCGGCTTTGGCTGAAACGGTAGTGTCCATGCGGGTTTTCGGGATGTTGGTGGGACGCCAACCCCATCCCGATGAGATTGGCTAGTTGCTAGCGTAGCCTAAAGCCTGCAATTTATGAGGGTTGGGCTGTACGCCAGGGTCTCCAGTGAGAGCGATGAGCAAGAAAATGCCCTGACCCAGCAGTTAGATCGACTGCGTGCAGCTGCCGTTGGCCACGAGGCCATCGAGTTTGTCGAGGTGATGTCGGGGACACGGGATGACCGGCCCCAGCTGGCGCGTCTGATGGCCGCTTGCCAGCGCGGGGAGCTGGATCGGGTCATCTGCACCCGCCTGGACCGGCTCAGCCGCTCAATGGCCAATGGCGCAGAACTGCTGACCTACTTCAGCGCACCTGACACGCCCAGCCTGCTGGCCTTGGACGACTCGCTGGACCTGGCCACGCCGAGCGGGCGGCTGATGGCCAACATCCTGATCAGCTTTGCGGTGGCTGAGAGCGACCGGCTGAGCGAGCGGGTGCGCCATGGCAAAACCTTTCACCGCAAAAAATTGGTGCCGTTGGGGCCGTATGCCCCGTTTGGCTATCGCTACAACGATCAACGCGACAACTATGAATTGAATCCAGAGACAGCGCCGCAAGCCAGAGCCTTGGTTGATCGTTTTTTAAAAGAACAAACGATCAGGCCGCTGTTGCGGGATGCCGTCAAGATACCGGGCTGCAGTTTGCACAATCCCTGCAGTTTTCGTCGGTGGATTGGCAACCCAACGCTGGCTGGTTATCGCGTGTATGGCAGAACCTATGCCGTGCGAGATAGCAAGGGAAAATTGACCAAGCGGATGCGGCAACCTTGGGACTGGGCAGAAATCTATCCTGACTGTCATCCGCCATTGATTAGCAAAGCGCAGCATCAGCAGATCGTTAAGATCTTGTCTAATCATCGCAACCGAACGCGCAGCGCTTTAAGTCCAAAGTATGTGGGCAAGTTGACCGGGCTGGTGTCTTGCGGAAATTGCGGCAAGACCTTGTATTACCAGCACGTTGAAGACAAGACTTACAGGTATTTGTTTTGCCATGGCAACGATTGCGTTGGCGCCAAAAAAACTAGAATCCGTGCCGACGTGGTGGAAGCCGCGATCTGGCGCGAGCTGCGGCAGTACAAAGAACAATTGCTGGCCCTTGCGCTGTGCAATCACCCCGACGCTCACGGCGATTGCAGCAGTGAACAAGCGCTGACGCAGCAGATCAAAGAGCTGGAGGCACAAGGCGACCCGGATTTTGCTGAGGCGATTGCCAAGAAAAAGGCCCGGCTGGCCAAGTTGATTGAAAAGCGGATTACCAGCAAGGTGACAGCGCAGGAGCGCAATGCCATGGAGCAGGCTTTGGCCGGCGATCACTTCTGGGAGATGGCGCAAGAGGATGCCAGCCGCTGCCGGGCGTTTTTCTCTGAGCTAGTGGAGCGGGTGGTAGTGCGCGGCCATGAAGTGGAGTCGATCAACCTGAGGCTGCCCAGCGGG